CATATTTTGTCACCCATGTAAATTCAGATGATAAGCGAAACAGGTTAATCTTTAATCTATGTAACTCTATCTCTAAAGATACCAAACTAGGTAACAATAGTATTATTAATGATTTTGTGTTTTGGGATTTTAATGGTGAACGAGAGTTCTTTGAAGACACTAGAGAACTAGTGATTAAAAATTTATTGGAGAATAACTAGTGATTGAAGCAGACAAAACAAACGAAGTACAAGAGTATATTAAATCTCGTAAAGGTGAAACAGATCAAAGTACTCTTGATTTTGTTGCTAGAATTGTAAGTCTAGAGAAACAAAAGAAAGATATTATGGAGGATATTAAAGCAGTTAAAGAAGATGCTAAAGCCGAGGGTGTTGATACAACTAAAGCTATGAAAGCATTCCGTAAATTCTGTTATATCCTAAAGACAGACCCTGCTGATCTTGTTATTGAAGAAGGTGTGCTTGCACTGATTGAAGATGATGTTACTCTCATTAGTAGCATCTCTGAACTTATCTCGAAAAGATAAAGGGTTATTATGACTAGTATACCACTATTTGAATTACACCTACAAGATGCAATGCGAGAGATTAGTACATTACTGATTAGCAAGAATCAGAAGTACGGGGATTCAGCACTGAATCCTACTCGTATTTTCTCATCAGCGAATCCTATTGAACAACTTAATGTTCGTATTGATGATAAGCTGTCTCGAATCAAAACTCAGCATACCAATGAGGATGAAGATGCAGAACTCGATCTTATCGGATATTTAATCCTGAAACGAATCGCTCAAGCTCGTTTACGAAAATAATTCTGTTTCCGTAACGACTTTAAAAATTATATCTCGCTCTTTACACCATGCTTCTGCGGCGAGCCATTTAGCTTTGTTTTTCTCGTACGTAAGTACTTGTTTAATCATATTGGCTTTGGCTTTCTCAGTCATTCTCTTAGGGGCTTTAACTTCCATATCTTTAAGGGGTTTTATCTCTATTAAGAATTTTATTAACTCCCCTTGGCTATTCTCTGATATCATAAAGAAATCAGGGAAATATCTATGCCACTTCCCATCAGGTTCAAAGAAATATTGTATTGCTATATCCTCAGAGTTCCATTGCTTTACAGCAGGATTATAATCTAAGAACAGTACGAATCTCTTCTCCCAAGAACTCCGCAAGGTTATCTTATTAACATCACCAACGTACTTCTGTGGATTAACAGGGAAGTACTTGCTAGGGTACTTCTCCTTCTTAGCTCTTTTTTCCATTACGCTCTATATATACCTAGAGGTGCGGTCCAACGAGTAAGTAATTCTGTATTCAATCTTTCAATATCCGCATTAGCTTGAGTTCTCATATCTTGGTAATTAATACTAGCACCATTAATAAGAGGTGCGTTATATTTACCGACGTTCTGAGCCCATTGTAATAGTGATTCAGCAACACACATCTCTTTAATCCATTGATGATCGTAAATCATATCATAAGGTTTAGGCTCATATTCAATAGCACACTCAAGCATCATATTAGGAGAAGTAATACTAGCATCCTCGAAGAATGTAAGGATTTTTGTATTCTCGTTATAATCCCATGATGGTTGAATATCATAGAACTTTTCTATCATAGATACCTTAGCGATTACTGCGGCAGATGATGCCATATCAACATTACCGTTACGTAAGAGTCCCTGAGCAAAGAAATCGGAAGGAGTAATAATCATACCTCCAGGCATTTGGAAGGAGAATCCTGTACTTCTAAATCTAACATTAAACAATGCTTTTACTCGATTATCTAATTGGTATTGGAATACGTTAGGAATAGTGTTAATAGTGAATACCTTACCCTCTTGACCACTTACTGCAAAATCAGAGTACTTCTGAATTACCTTATCGATAACAAAATCCATTTGAGTATCTGCAAGCTCGATATTGATGACAGGGCTACCTAGTCTTCCTAGTATGTAGCTCTTTAGTAAATCCCTAGTATTAATTGCCATTAACTACCCCTTATTTTTTCATAGTAGCTGAGAAGTTGTTGCCGAATTCTTTATCAGTCGGAGCTCCATCAGTAGGCATTTCAGCACCACCTGAAGAGGTAGTATCCCCTGTTGTAGGTGCTTCGGTTCCATCTTCAGGTGCATTAGGCGCTGAAGTATCAGTAGTATCATCCGTAGGTACTTCTTCATCAGGGTTTTGGTTATCACCACCAACTAAAGCTTCTTCAGCTATTTCTTTTTTCATTTGTTCGATCTCTTCATCAGACATACCAAGAACGTTTTTAAGCATATACTTACGAGAATAAACATCACCTTCTAAATCTTTAACCTGAGTATACAAATCAATTTTTGATTTGAACAATTCAATACGTTGGCGCTCAAGGAAGTTATTCTCTTTTTCCCATTTAATACTGATTAGTCTTCGGTATTCTTCGAACTCTTTAGCAGTAATAATACCTTTAGCAATCATATGTCTTCGTAATAACTCAACGAACATAACGTTGAATCGTTGACGTAATCGGTTAACCATAGCGAAAAATTTAAGTTCGTCGTTCTCGATTTGAGTTCCTGAGAAGTCAAAGACATTACCTTTATCGGTTCCACCGATACGACCCATTGGAACTTTTAAAGCTTCGTATAGTTTTTGTTTGAAATAAGTAATATCACCTGTTTCACCAAGATTCTGAGTCTCATTAAGAACGTCAACTACAGTACCTTTGTTACCATTACGATTAGGGAACCAATAGTCTTCTACGATTGATGCAATAGTACTAGAGTTACTGATTGTACCTTTCTCAACGTTATAATATTTTTTATACTTGAACTCATTCTGCATTTTGTTAAGCTCTTGTTTAGCTTTAGCAAAAGGTAGATCACCCATATCAACGTTAAATACACGTCTAGAGATCGATCTACTGAAACGTAATGGGATAAGTAAATCTTCTAGTGTTTGAAGTTGGTTAGCTGTCTTGATCGCAACATCCAAGTACGACATAATAAAGTCATCTTGATATATTCCACTATCTACACAAACAATCTCTTCAGTATCAAAAACGTTAGCATCCTTTTCTTCTTGTGATACAGTTCTAGCATAGAAATCACTTTGATCGAAGAAGTAACGGTACTTATTGATCTTAGCATCATGTACGAAATTGATAGGTGACATGATCTTGATATTGTTAATACCCTTTTTAAGATTCTTGTTATCGAATGAAACACCCATAACTAGCCGACCATCTATATAGAATTTACGAACTAATGAATCGACGGTATATTCAAAGTCTAAAAGCGTAAGAACCTCTTCAAAGTTCTTTGTAAAGGCTTCCTTAATTTTATCATTTACTTCAGCAATATCTTTAAAGTCTAAGTAAACTACTGAATCATTATCAACAACGAAAGCCATCTCATTAACAATCTCATCAATAGCGTTAGATACTTCAGGTAGATTAGCTGTTCTTCGGTATTCTCTTACAAGCTCATTTTGTCTAGTGACTTTTGCACTGAAATCATCTTTACCTTTTCCGTTAGAGAAGAAACCTGTACCGCCTTGATCGAAGAACCCATAAGTTAATCCGTTCGTATCATCATCATTGTGTGATAAATTTTGCTCGATATTATCATTATTATTAGGAATAGATAAATCTTCTCGCTTTGTATCTTTTACCGCTAGGAAAGGTTTCTTGATACTCTCTAGAAGTGTTGCCATGTTGTGCCTTTATAAATAGTATATTAAAGTATTTATAAAGGACTCAAATGTTTAAATGTGTATTAGAAGATCAAGAGACAAAACTAGTATTTGTTAATGATAATCATATGGAATTAGTAAATGGTAAATTGTATAGTAAATCAATTTATACCGATACATTCCCTCAGTTTTTTCAAGAAGCAGATGCTGTTGTTAAACCAATTGTTTCAGTTGATACTATCAATGTTGAAATTAAGGTTGAGCCAAAAGTTGAAGAGATTAGTGGCGTGATGTTATTTGATGATTCAAGTGACGTAACTATTGAATCATCTGAAGAGTTTGAAGAAGTTGAAACCAATGATAGTGTCGAACCTGTTGAAGCAAAGCCTCGTGGCAGACGTAAAAAAAGTAGTTGACGAAGCTACAGAAGCGTGGGTTAAGCTGAGGGGTTTTACCTCAGTTTTAAATAAACCACACTTTCCCTTGTTCTATTCCTGCTAGTTCAAGCGCATCAATAAATTCATCAGCACTCACATCTAACGTGTTATTATCTGCCATTCTCCATGGTATTGCTGTTAGGTTTTTAGCTTTCATAACTGTATAAGCTCGTATCATTCTATTCTGTGATGTTTCATCACCATTGAAGAATAACTCAGTCCCATCAAGTCTAACTACTTTGACTATGATTTTATCTACCTCAGTTATTCTATTACCTTTTTTAACTGTTAACTCTTCAGGCACCTCTATATATACTCGTCTAAGATAAGCACCTGTTTGTTTAATCAATTCTTGTACTTGCACTATAACATCCTTATAATTTTTGTAACACGCCTGTAATTCTAGAGACTTTATCACCAACAGTTGTTAATTTTGCTGTGGTGTAAATGGTTCTAGTACTAGTAGGATAACCTATATCTGAATAGTTAGCCTGAATTGATATTGTACTTATACCTGCTTGAGCTACTATATATTGTATTTCATTGATAGCAGTGTACCCTGCGTACCCATTATTAGCAGTTATTACTAATTTATAATATAAGTAAGGAGTGGTTATATTTGCTATAAAAGTAAATGTCTGTGGTGCACCTTGAGTCCAACCTGTTGTTATATTAGTTTTAGTATCTAGTACAGTCCAAGTAGTTCCATCATTAGACCCCTGTAAAGTCCAATCTTTAGGAGCTGATGCCGTCCCGCCCGAATAAGCTCCACCATCTATGGTGTACTTATTAATAACTTGTGCTGTATTGAATTTATAACTTACCCAACCTGAAGTACCCAAAGTTAAAAATGAATTACCTGTTGTATTATCAAAACAATAATAACCATAATACCCTGCTGAGTATTCAGTACTATTAGTGATGTTTGCACTAGCCCCTAAATTAGCAGTTGCATCAGTTGTAGAAGAATTTGATGCACCATTTGATGAGCCATTTACACTTATTAGTGTATCTACTCTATTAATAGCTTCTATTCTGCTTGACCCAAATGTAAAGAATAGCTTATTATCTTTTCTATATACATATGTTGGTGCAACTGTTAAACTTAATGAAGATATATTAATAGATGTTGCTGTGATAGTTGAAGTAATTGTTAATTCTTTTAAACCATCTGTAGCATTACCTATTAC